GAGGAAGTGAAAGGCTGTAAGTGGAAAACAATAAAGGTGAGGGAGGGAGATAGCTGCTAGTGCTATCAGTATTGAGGATTGGCTGAGGGACTCACCGTTTCACTGCGGTGAGCACCTCCACCTTCACCTCCTTTCGGTTGCGGGCTGCCTGGAACAGTTGCCACTAGGCAGTCCGCAGACTAATTCTTGGTTTTCTTCTGAGTGCGTTTCGATGCTCATGGATTTCCTTACGCTTCTGCTTAGCTCGTCTTTTCTGCTTTGCTTTGTTCCCCATTTTACTTCTGCTGCTAATCATCTGGCATTATATCTTCTTCTCTGACTCTGGCAAAGAATCTGTGGTGGTCGTCTCCAGTACACTCAAATGCTACATCTATGTAGTCACCAAAAGCATCTTCGCCATTACTGGAGGACATGAATACTAACTCTTCTTCATCGCCCTTTGGACAAAACATTTTGCCTCCTTTCTTATTCCCATCTCATTGTCTGCTTAACCTCAAACGGCAGCCTAAATCCTGGAATATTCTCTAGCTCTTCTACTGGAAACTGATGGTCTCCATCAAGGTCAATGCTGTCATGTACTGTTATAGCCATAACTGGTGGACCTAACCCTTTACTATTACACAGAATGATTGCTCTCTTAATAACCTCACCGTCTGAGCCTAGCACAGGATAATTCACTGCCTTCCTCTTCATCCCTTCGGCATAGAGTGCTCCCCACTGATTATATTCGTCTGGTATGGCTATCCGTCTTCCAAACAATGTAGGCTCAGACCAGTTGGACCTGAGCGAAGACCGCTGAACTTCTATAACCCAGTCAGCTACGCCACGATAAGTCCTTAGCCAATCATCAAGCAGCTTGCCACAGAAGTTCACATCTTTAATCTTTGCGTGTTCAGATATGGTCTTGGCGGTAGCTCCGTATGCTACAGCGAAGTTCAATGTTTTGGCTAACTTGCGTGAGACATTCATCTTGTCTGCTGTATGTTGATGGATGTCAGCCTTCTGAGGGTCAGGGTCATAGAGGATTCTGAGCATATCCCTGTCGCCAGTCATATGAGCTAGGATATATAGGTGCTCACGACTGTAATCTCCCATAGTAAAGCAACCGTTGTCTGGTAGGAGGATGTACCTGCAGCCTGGACTGTTCTCTGATTTGGCAGGTATATTCTGGATATTGCGATTGCGGCTATTAAGCCTGCCAACTACCGTGTCAAGGTAGTATTCTGTGTAGAATCTGTCCTGCTCAGCCATTGGTCTAATGTAGGTGCTGAGTAGTTTGCTCTTACCTCTGAACTCTAGTATGGCTGCTGCTAGTGGGTCTTCGAGGAATTGCAGGTGAGCCTCGGCTGTAGATAGCTGTCTCTTCTTCTTAGTGAATGGTAGGAAGTTACCCCGCTTACCAAGAATGTATCCGACCTGCTGGGAACTGCCTGGATTCTCAATCCCAGCGTCCTGAATCATCTTGTGATAGAATGCTAATTCATCCTCCAGCTTAGCTTCCATCTCTGCTCTAGCAACTTGGTCTATAGCTATGCCTCTCATGCTAAGGTCGATGAGGATAGGAATGACCTGCATCTCTACCTTAAAGTATTCCTTATACTGAGCATCTATCTGTGGCTTGTACTTCAGATATAGGGCATATGTTGCTCTAGCATCCCGCTGACACTTGTCTGCCAACTCAGCAGTATCTATGTCCAGCATGGTCTTCTTGCCAGCTAGCATGACTTTGGCTGGAGTAACATCAACGTCTACTTCCTCCCTGATAGATAGAGATTGTAGGTCAGTTATTATGTTGCCTAGCAGCCTGGCAGCAGTATTAGTGTCGAAGAAGTTACTCCTGTCAAACCCTTCCAGTCCAGCAATCATTGGCAGCACTCCCATATCGAAGAGCATATTGTGTGCTATCTTGCTGATGGATGGGTTGAACAAGCATGGCTTGAGAAGTTCTACTTCTCTGGTTACTTCTGGATAGGTAGGAAACCATATAGCCTCGTCTGGTGAGAATGCTATAGCAAAGCCTAGTGGCATACGTTCAGTAAGGGAGACAGTCTCTACATCTACGGCTATGGCTTCTGGAGGATGAGCCAGTAGGTTGCGGATATAATCTGCATCCTTCTGACCAGTCTTGCTGTAGTAGGTAATCATCTAGTACTCTACATAAATCCTGATAGCATAGTATGGTTGCCAAATCTATCGACAAACTCTGCTATGCCTGCTGCCTTCATTACCTGGATGCAGTTGTGGCAGGACTCATCCCGCTCTAGGCTATCATAGTAGTACAGCGTTGCACCGTCTACTGATAGGCCGAACTTTGCTGCCTGGCATACTGCATTTACCTCAGCATGGATTGCTCGCTGGCAGTGGCCGTTCTCCATGAAGCAGCCTACATCTATGCAGTGAGGCTCGCCTGCTGGAGCACCATTATAGCCAGTAGATATGATGCGATGGTCTTTGACTATTACTGCTCCTACCTGTGCTCTTGGGCAGGTTGCTCGCTGGGCTACCTCTGCTGCTATGTTGATGAAGTAAGTGTCCCAAATAGGTCTATTCATAGTTACCTCCTATCTTATCAAAGCTTATAGTTTCGTCTTCTTCTAACTTAGCGAAGCAATCTCTACATATGTCCTTGTTATCATACGACCTTGTGAAGTAATAGTCATGCATAGCGTCTATCCACTTATCGCATTCTTCACATCTGACTATCCATGCAACTATCATGCTAACCTCCTTTCCTTAATACTACTATACTCTCATCATCTACAACCTCTATCCCTTTGGCTCTCCTTGCTGCTGTGTATGGCATACCTGGTGCTGCCCACCTGAAGTGCTCTGCTTCATCATAACTAAACCCAGCACTTACACTAGCCATGATGGCCTTGCCTACCAAGGGTACTCGCTGTCCCTTCTCCATATGGTCTTTCACTATCAGCGTCATTGTTCCGCCTGGCTTGATGGTCTCATAGCACTTCTTATAGATTAGTTCCATCTCATGTCCCCAGATGAAGTCTGACATAGTACCGAGGTTCAGTGGGTCTGCACTGTACTCAGCAAAGGCATAGCCAGTATCTACATTCCACTTGTCAGTTCCTTTGGTCTTCATTATACCAGCATACTGTGGCGAGAATACGATGTGGTCTGCCAGGTTAGGTATTGGCAGGTATCGCTGGCATGGCAGGTTGATTAGCATGATATGTTCTGATGTGCCTGGTGCTATCTCATCCAGCTTAGCCATAGCCTTAACCTGTAAGTTGTGGAACATTTCTGATATCTCTACGCAGATAATCTCTCGTCCTATCAGTGCTCCTACCATCAGTGTACCTGTGCCAGCCATAATGTCTATGAGAATTTGTTCTGGCTCTGAGACATACTCGATGATGGACTGGACTAAGTATACGTTCGCCTTGGCTGGATGCTTGTTGACTTCCTCAGGAAACATATGCTTGCGGTAGTCGGAGTCTGGAGGGAACTTTATCCAGCCCTGTTCGTTTCGCTCATACTCTGGAGCAAACTCCATCCTTCTCCTTTCACCCACTTGGTCTTACAGCTTGGGCAGTGGAACAGTGTATTTCCTTCTGGGTAGGTGTGCCAGACCAGAGGAACCTTACACTTGAAGCAGTAAGGGATGATGGCTATGTAGCAAGCGTTCCATCCTTGCATTAGTAGCTGCTGCTTCTTCATAACTGTATAGGGGATTCCTACCTCCGCTGGCATGACTCCATCGAAGTCTTTAATTGTATCTAGTCCGTTCTTTTGCTCTTCGCTCATATGCTCCTTCCTAATGACCTTTGTAATTTCTCAGCCATTGCTCTGCCAATGCCTTCTGTCTCAACCAATTCGGATATAGGAGCTAATGCTAGGTCTAATAAGTTGACAAACCTATCAGCCAACGCTCTTGCCTTGACTTCTCCTATCCCCAGATTGTAGGTATTGGATAAAAGCAACAATGCCTTGGTAAGCCTGTAGGTCTCAAGCTCTTCCTTACTCATATTCTTTTCATGCTTGATATAAACTTTCGGTCTGTATATCCGCTGGAATGTGCTGTGGGCTTCTGGTGGCTTGTTCTCATTCTTATATAATGTAATCAGGAATCGGGCAGTCTCTTCCCAGTTGTTGGTGTAGTATGTGTAGACTCCTAGCTGGCTCAACCTATATATCCAAGCATATAGTTCGGACATTCTGGTGGTAGTGAAGCTATGTCCGTGCTGGATAAATCCTGACGGCTCGACTGGGTAGGCGAATATCTTGCCGCCTAAGTCTCTAGTAGAGGCAGGTGCTGCTGAAGAACCACCCAACCTCATCCCCTCCCCTATCGTATGGATTTTGGCTGCTGCCTCCTTCATAAACAGCTTAACTGGACTGAGCAATCCTTCGATAATCTGGTTGCTCTCATCAGCAGAATCATAGTACCTCTTCAACTCATCCTCCATCGAGTCTATATTTCCTACCAGCTCGCCTGCCTGCACTCTATTGAACTGTCTTGTCATGCCTTCGTAGTTGCCGAAGAAGTAATCAGCAATGTTCTTCTGGTTGAGTGGAGCTTTAGTAGTAGGTATAGCCTGCTTGAGCAGATTGAGTATGTCATCTGGCTCTGATGTATCAACGAGTATCATCTGGTAGGCGTACTCCCCTAGTTAGCAGTATATATGCCTGAGTGTCTTCATCTCCCTCTGTCCACTTACCACTCCAGTTGAATTGAACTATCTCCATAATGTTTATCAGTTTACTGTATCTGTCTCTCATCATTATCTCTGTGTATGTCCTTATATGAGCAGCATCAGCAAACGATGGGACTGAGAATACAATGAACTTGCCTGCTGGTATCCTTTTGATTACTGCAATATCGTCTAGATGCTCCAGAACTTCCAAAGCGATGTAGGTATCATAGCCAGCATAGTTATATGTGTAGGCGTTGGCTACCTTTATCTTGTCAGTCTCTGCCAACTTTATAGCCTCGGTGCTGAAGTCAAAGCCGCTGTAATTCTCAATGTACTTTGCTATCTCTGCTGTTCCACAACCTATGTCTAGCACCTTGCCTACTGCCCATGATGCAGCCTTCCTGTATATGTCTTCATAGCGACTCATGTCTGCTGACTTCTTGAACACTTCATTGTAGTACTTTGAGTCCTTCTCCAACTTCTTGATAGTGAAGTCTCTGTTCTTCTTCACTCGGGCAACCTCACTGTCTGGCAGCTTACCTTCAGTCAGAAGCTTATCACATAATGCCTCACTCTCCCTGTACTTACCTATCCAGTAAGCGCACACAGACAACTCGTCAATCATCCTCCAGTCTTCTATACTCTTATTAACAAACAGAGCATCTGTTGGTGGAGGAATACTTGCTCCGAGCTTAGCAAACATATAGGCAGCATGGTACTGCTTGGCAAGCTTGAGATACATAGCTATCTCAAATATAGCCTCAGACCTTGTTGGTCTGAAATTGTATGCTTGGAGAAACTCCTCCATCGGGAAGGTTGCGCCGAACTTTCGCTTGCACCTAGCAGCCTCAAGCATTGAGCAGTATACTTCTTCTTCCCAGCCTCCAAGCCTAATCCTCTCCTTGTAGTTCTTGTACGCTAATTCGTTCTCTCCGCAATCCCTGTATGACTGGGCTAAATAGAATCTACTCCTTGCATCATTGGGATTCTTCTCCAACTCCTGCTCTAGCATGATAGCATCCCTTAGATACTTTATCCTCTGTGATACTCCATGAGACTTTCCGCCCTTGCCGCTGCGAGGCAGTATGGTGACTCCACTCAGGGTCTCATGCTTGTTACTGCCAGTCAAGTAATTATGTACGACTCCCTTCCAGTGCCATACTACGTTCTTTATATTTATGAGAGCAGGGACTCCATACCTTATATTCCCTTGCAGTTTATCTATGTAGTAGCAATCAGCAGTGAGGTTGTCGAATACCGAAGGGTCTTCTACCTTCAACTCCTCATCAGCATCTATCATCAGGCAGTAGTCAATGTCAGGATTGTTGTAGGCTCGCTGAAGTATCTTATCCCTATTATGTCCGAAGTTTACCCAGTCATGGAAGACTACCTCTCCCTTGACTCCCTCCATTGCCTTGATTATTATATCAGGAGTACCGTCAGTTGAGCCAGTGTCTGCTATCAGGAAGTAATCAACATACGGCTTGACTGAGGCAAGGCACCTCTCGATGTCCTCAGCCTCATCCTTAACAATCATATTGAGGCAGATTTTAGGCTTCATCTGTTGGCTTCTCTATCTCCACTGGCAGTTCCTTACCCTCATCCACTTCAGGTTCAGGTATTAAGTCCCTGCGTATTTGTATATCAGCCCTCGGGTCTCTACTACCTATATTGTCTGGATGAGCACCAGGCCCTATGTCTCCGCCAGGAGGTATCTTTGGCTTGCGGTCTTCAGTAGCCTTCTTGAGTGCAGCCTTAGCAGGAGACTCCTCTTGCTTGCCTGTTGCTTCTTCAGGCTGTGTTACCACATCTTCTGGTTTAGGTTCTCCAGTGACTCCTGCTCCTGTAACTCCAACAGCTGGACTTGCAGGGCCTTCCTCACCTGTGTGTCCTGCTGGTGATGTAGGTCCTGGAGGAGATTCCTCCTCGGCCTCTGGTATGTTACTACCATCCTTGACTATCTCTGTTGCCAGTGGGTCGTCTGGAGATACCCACCTTACAGGTATTGTAGCCCCAGTACTAGACATGATTGATGGAGGCATGGGAAAGATAATCTCCTTAGGGTCTTCACCCTTCATAAGGAAGTTGTACTCCTTAACATAGGCATTGAGGATATAGCTGGTGTCCCTAGGCTCTATATCTACTGTATGTCTCTCATGGTTTATTCTCATTGTTCCTCCTTAATAACCTTGTAACTATACGACGACTGCGTTGCCTTGTCAGTATCATATTTGTATGCTTGCTTGGTGTTCTACTTATAAGCTTATCAAGTGTATGTATGTTGAGCCTGACTGTCATTAGTTCTTCCCTTCTGGTGCAAATCGTAGTTTTGCATCATTCATTGCAGATTCCCTGTCATAAAAGTCAGAACATCCGTTGCAATCACCCTCTATATCCAGTTCGCAGTCGCCTATACCTGTGGATGGGTCGTACTGGCAGTGT